AATCATCTGCTGCTATCTTTACTTCTAATGTAGATGGTGCAGCAAGTGACGGTGATACAACCTTTGACATTAACGAACCTACTGCTGGTACTGGATGGTTTGGTGATACCCAACGTCCTGCTACTAATATGTTGGTTACAGTAAATAGTATTACTTATCCTATTCTATCTGCTGAATCTCATACAGATGCCGAAGGTAATGATGGTTGGACAGTTACTATTAGTCGTCCTGATCCTGACAATCGGAGCACTAACCTTGGCCTTAATGGTGCTTTAACTGATGATCTGGCTGTAGAGTTCTTCTTACGTTCTCAGATCGCTTCTAGCGGTCATACAATGGAGTATGTAGGTAGTGGTACTAATTACAGTGCATTACCTGAAAATGGTGGTGTTCCTGATGACACCAAACAAAAGACTGAGCTAAACGACGGTAAGATTTGGACTGCTACAACTGACCATAACGGTAAGTTTACGATTGGTGGTAACCAAACAGACGACCCATTCTTTGAAGTAGATCAAGAGCTTGGTCTTGTCACTATTCCTGAAGGTTCTATTGCCTTTAACTTGTTGTCTGATGAGACTCCACAGTTAGGTGGTAATTTAGATGTCAACGGTAATACAATTACTGGTCTTCCTGCAACACCTACGTCTGCAACAGAAGCTACTTCTAAAGCCTATGTAGATGCACAGATTGCTGGTATTGATGAAGTAGTAGAGGATACTACTCCTCAACTTGGCGGTAACCTTGACGTTAACGGTAACACCATTACTAGCTTGTCTGACGCTAATGTTGTTATTGATCCTAACGGTACTGGTACTGTTGATGTAAGCACTAGCCGTATTACAAGTGTAACCGATCCTACCGGTGCACAAGATGCAGCTACTAAAAATTACACAGATACTACGTTTATGCCGCTTGCTGGCGGTACGTTTACTGGTGATGTAACCTTTAATAGTGGTCAAACTATTGATGGATATGTACCACGTACATCCACAACTGGTTCTGCTGAACTGCCTAGTGGTACTGAAGAGGAACGTGATGAATCTCCTGAAGCTGGTTACATCCGGTTTAACACCGATGTAGATCAATTTGAAGGTTATAACGGTACTACGTGGTCAAGTGTTGGCGGTGGTGCAACAGGCGGTGGTGGTGATCAATGGGCTATTGAGATGGACAACACGATCACAGAAGACTACACAATTACTACTGGTAAGAATGTTGTTAGTGCTGGACCTTTGACTATTAATAGCGGTGCAACTGTCACCGTACCTTCTGGATCTACTTGGGTAATTGTTTAATTATGACTATTAGAATTGACGGAACTAATACCGCCGCTAATCCAGGTATTACGGGAACAGACGCCGACACAGGTCTGCAATTTGGAACAGATGAAGTCAGTATTGTTACTGGTGGAACGGATCGGGTAACGGTTGACAGCTCGGGTAACGTTGGCATAGGTTCAAGCAGCCCTAGTGCAAAACTGCAAGTAAATAGCGGAGACATTTACATAGCCGCACGGTCAGGTAGCACCGAAACTGGCATATTTTTTAGAAATCCAACAGACACTGCGACATACGCAAAAATTGGCTACACAGATACAACTGGCAATCTTGTATTAGGAACCACCAATACTTATTCGACCGTCTTCGTATCAAACGACACGGAGCGGATGGTGATCAACAGCTCGGGTAAAATTCAAGTCACTGGTACTCGTGGTGGATCTTTGCAGCCAAGCGATGATGATTCATTGGAACTGTATACATCAGCAACTAGCGGAAACGCCAATACAGGCTGTGGGCTTACGTTCTACAACCACGACAGCAGTGGTTTTGAAATGGGCGGAACAATTCAGGTTGCAAAAGATAATGGCACTGCTGACAATACAGCGTCATATATGCGTTTTTCGACTCGAACAAATGGTTCAAGCGTAGCTGAGCGGCTTCGCCTCGACAGCGATGGTAGGATGATAATTGGGAAGACTACTACTGATTTTAATACTGCGGGCCAGTTATTTAACCCTAATGGTTCGCAGGATTTAACAAGAAATGGTGGCCCAGTTCTTTTTATTAACAGAACTAGTAACGACGGAACTCTAGTTAGTTTCTATCAAGGCGGCAGCAGCGAGGGTAGTATCTCTGTTTCAGGCTCAACTGTTTCTTATAACGGCGCTCACCTTTCACGCTGGTCACAACTTGCGGGTGGGACAGAACGCACAGAAATCCTTCGTGGTTCTGTGTTGAGCAACCTTGATGAGATGTGTGAATGGGCTTATGACGCTCAAGATGCAGTTCTCTACACCGAAGATGACGAACTTCCTGAAGGTGTCAGCGTTGGTGATGTAAAAACACCTGCTGTCGCCGCTGGAACAGAAAACAACGAACAGCTAAACCGTATGCAGGTAAGCGATGTAGAAGGTGATCGCAACGTTTCCGGTGTCTTCCAAGCCTGGGACGATGACGATGACACTTACATCAACGACTTCTATTGCGCGATGACGGGTGACTTTGTTATTCGTATTGCACAAGGAACAACAGTTACTCGCGGAGATCTATTGATGTCTGCTGGTGATGGAACGGCTAAGCCTCAAGATGATGACATCGTTCGTTCCAAAACAATTGCCAAGGTGACTAGCACCACAGTTTCTACAACTTATTCAGACAACAGCTACTGCGTGCCTTGCGTATTGATGACTTGCTAGACCCAGTTGACCTACTCGCTATGAAACTTTTAATCATGACCACAAAACCGCACTCGAAGGAGGTGCAGAATAATGCCAATTAAATTAAACGGGGCAACGTCTGGTTCGGTTGAACTGGATGTGCCCGCCGCCGTAAGTGGCGGTGATGTAACACTTACTTTGCCGAATGGTGTCGGTAGTGCAAATCAAGTCCTTAAAAACAGCGCTACACCTGGAACGCTTGAGTTTCTAAATAGCGGCTTTCAATCCATTCAAACTTTTACCACTTCCGGTAGTCACACTTGGACCCGTCCTTCTGGGATTACCCGAATCAAAGTTTACGTTACTGGAGGTGGTGGAGGCGGTGGTGGTACGCCTGGCAATAATATTGATGACATTGGCGGCCCTGGAGGCGGTGCCGGAACCGCTATCGAAGAAATTGATGTTTCTGCTATTAGCTCTGTTTCCGTAACTGTTGGTGCTGGCGGAACTGGTGGTGCTAACAACGGCAACGGAGGAACGGGAGGCACATCATCTTTTGGCTCTTACTGCTCTGCTACTGGTGGCGGCGGTGGTTTTGGTGACGGAGGCAGAACCCTAAACAGCGGCGCCGGGGGAGAAGGAACTGGAGGAAATATTAACCTCAGAGGTAACGCTGGTGCTGGATGGTTAGCTAACAGCATGACCCACGGTAAATCTGGTGCCGGTGGTGGAAGTTTTTGGGGCGGTGGCGGTCGTAGTGGTAACGCGGCGTGGGGCTCTTCTGCAGACCCTTTTTCAGCTGAAGCCGGTGTTCACGGCGGTGGCGGTGGAGCTGGCGGTCGGTCACAAAACACTGGTGCTGCTGGTGGCGTTGGTATTGTTGTTGTAGAGGAGTACGCCTAATGAAAGCACTTATTTTTAAAAACAAAGTTGTTGATTTAGCTGCAACTGAATTTGAAGTCTGCGATTCTATGTCGTGGATGGATGCACCTGAAGGGTGCCAAGGTGGTTGGTTGTTAAATGATGGTGTTCTTGAAGCTTTTGAACCTCCTGCGCCTAGCACCAGCGAACTTTTAGCATCATTACGCAGCGAGCGCACTCAACTTCTTGCTGAAACCGATTACCTCGCGTTATCTGACGCAACCATGACTGACGACATGAAAACTTATCGTCAAGCTTTGCGGGATCTACCTGCAAACACAACTGATCCAGCCAACCCTGTTTGGCCTACTAAACCGGGAGCATAAATATGAGTACAATTAAAGTAAATCGCTTAGAGAATACCTCTACAGCAAACGGCGGTATTGATATTGATACTGACGGTCATGTTCAATTTGACGGCTTGCAGATGCCAACTGCTGGGGCGTTAAGTAACAGGAACCTCATTATTAATGGGGCGATGCAGGTGGCGCAGAGAGGGACTAGCGTTAGCGGTAATACAGGTAACGGTTATACAACGCTAGACCGGATGGGCTTATTTCAGAATTTAGGTGGCTTAAATATTTCTCAATCATCAGAAGCGCCCAGTGGTTTCTATAACTCAATTAAATATGAAGTCAGCTCGACTGGAAGTGCCGTCAGCAGCACTATTGTTACTCCTCACCAAATAGTTGAGGGTTATTCAATTGCTCATTTAAATTGGGGTAGTTCTGATGCACAAAGCGTTACTTTTAGTTTTTGGGTACGTTCAAGCATAACCGGAACTTATGGCGCTTGGATTAGAAACGCTGATGAAAATAGATATCAGCCGAAAGAGTTTACTATTACTTCCGCCAATACTTGGGAAAAGAAAATACTAACATTTACTGGTGAAACCTCTGGAACTTGGGATGTAACAAACGGACGTGGCCTAGCCATAGGTATTTGCCTTGATGCAGGGTCAGCCCGCCACGGTACTGCTGACGCTTGGAATAGTAGCGATTCGTTTACTACATCTAATCAGACTAATTTTATGTCTAACGCTGGTGCAACTTTTTACCTTACCGGCGTCCAATTAGAGGTCGGTTCCAAGGCCACCCCTTTTGAACACGAAAGCTATTCTCAGACCTTGGCTAAGTGTTATCGCTATTGTGAAATTTGGCACAACGTTGATTCTTATTACCAGTCTCCAGGCGCTGGCTATTTTAACTATTATCGTGCTCGGCTTGATTTTAAAGTACCAAAAAGAGCAACGCCCAGTGTATCAACTTATGGTACTGGAAATTATCCAAATAACAGCGGTCAAGTAGATACTGACGGAGTAGGCAATGATACTGTTACTTACAACACTATAAGCATTTATGGCTTTTCAATTAAAGACACAGCTTCTCCGCACTCTTTTCAGTGTGGGATGAGCGCAGAGTCGGAGCTTTAATTATGAATTTTACAAACGCAAAACTTGTCCATGACGTATTTGGTAATCCTGAAGGAGTACGTGTAATTTTAAACGGGATTACTTTTCAAATACCTTTAGACCCTGCCAACACCGACTATCAAGAATATCTCGCCTGGCTAGCCGAAGGCAACGAACCACTACCCGCTGATGAATGACATTTTTAGTTAATGCAGCAAAGTATTATAATGCTGAACCCCACCAGATTGCTGCCTGGGAAGAACTAGAAGTCAAGTTACCTAAGTACTTATTAGAAGAGTTTCAAGCAGCCTATAGAGCCAAGCAGCCTTCCCCAGTTAGTCCTACTGTCACTAACAGTTGGGAAGGTATCTACACAGCGGCAGCAATGGCAGGATCTAAATTCCCTGCTGTTACTGCTGCCCAGTGGGCGCTTGAAAGTGCATACGGTAAGTATGTTTCTGGTAAAAATAACTTCTTCGGAATTAAGGGTCCAGGTACATCTAAAACTACATGGGAGGACTATGGCAATGGTCCTGTCACTATCGTCGCTCAGTTCAGGGACTTTTCAACTCCTGAAGAGTGTGTGCAATATTTAGTTGATAGATGGTATCGAGACTATAAGGGTTATCGCGGTGTCAATCGTGCTAACTCCAACGCTGAATGCGCTCGCCTACTAAAAGTAGAAGGCTACGCAACTGATCCAGCATATACACAAAAACTAATTAACATTATTAGCCAAAACCTATGATTGAAATTCTTGGCATTAAACTTAGCTTGGAGACAATTGGTTTCCTAGTAGCATTCTTGGCCTCCGAAGTAATCGGCTCTTCAAGTCTGAAAGAGAACTCAATTGCTCAACTAGCAAAGTCTCTCATCGATACACTTAAGCCTTCCCGTA